ATAGCACTGGCTGTCTTGCCTGTACCCTGCTCATTAAAACAGAAGGCTCTCTTATTTAGCGTGAAGAAACTTGCCGTAGTCTTCTGATGGTCGTATGGGTCATACCTACCTGTCCACTCATACCTACCTTCTATTGGTGAGGGTGCATTAATACCTAAATTTCTAAGGACTTGCACCTCGTCAACACCCCAACTAACTATTACTTCGTGTTCTGATAACGTCTTACTCTTTGGTATGCACGTTGTAACTTTCCCAGGGGAACGTAAGTTCAGTAACAATGCTCGGTTATCTACAATCTTCAATTTTTATTCTCCATAGGTTAACCTCGTAAAGCGGTCTTCGCTTACGATTAATGTAGCCCCGCTTCGTTCGTAGATGGGGCTAGGTCTAGTATGAACAGGATAAGAATAAACAGTACCTGACAAACTAACTTGATTTTATGAAGTGTCCTTCAAGGGAGGAAATAGTCCCCTACTCCATTTTGTTTAAAGACGCATCAAGCTAAGCGTCCGAGAGTGAATTCTTACTCCGCGTTTGTAACTTTGCGGATTCCTGATGCCACACCTGTAGTTACATAAGTAACAGTATCAGTTACATCTTTACCTACCGCGGAAGTTACATTTGCTACACCGTTACCACTAGCTTTAAGGGTGTCGTTTATAACTCCCTGCGCTCCATCAACAGTAGCGTTAAAAGTAGAGCACCCTACCAAGGCAAAAAGTGTTACAGCTATTAAATACTTCATTACATTCTCCAAGTTACTTTTTAGGTTTAGGTTTGTGCCCATTTCTTGCACGATTCTTACTGGGGCTTTCTAGCTTATACCCGTCCTTGTTACTGCCACCATCTTTCAACATCTTGTTATGGCTGATGTCTTTCCCTTTACGCGCGGCTTTGCCATTCTTCTTATCAAACGCTCGTCTAGCACGTTGGCGTTCCATTCTTCGCTCGAACGTGTCACTGCCAACAGGGGCGTTGACTTGCTTCTTTCTTCTACGTCTCATCAGTGCCTCCCATTGTGCACACATTCGGTAATTAAACAGTGTCGCTTACATAACCCACTTTGGTGGGCATTCCATACATCTTTCTTAAATGCTGTTTCCATGCGATTGTAGTCAGATAACCACTTCTCCCACATCATACCAGCTTGTTCTTTGCCATACGTTTCACGTATTAACTCGTTACATACTACAAACAAAAGCCCGCCACGTACAGTCTCAACTTCAGGAAAGTGTTTAAATATACACAGTGCCATTAATTCTAACTGACCTTTATCGGCATACCTAGTGTTCTTGCTTGTCTTGTAGTCAATCACCCAAGCAATCTTACTTTCTTTATCTAGTATGACTAAATCTGCTATACCACGATACCAACAATTGTCGTCCCAAAACCCACAAGGTTCTAGGTCTGCCGTTAACCCCATTTCCAATTCGCAGAGTTTCTCTCCCTTTTTTGAGCGTAACGCATCAAGCGGAGCCTTTATGTAGTCGTACTCTGGGGGTAACGGTTTCCCATCTCTTACATACTCTTCAGCGGCTTCATGCACCGCAGTCCCATACAACATAGCCTCGGTCTGAGGCTCTTTGTAATCCTTTGCTACCTTTAGATGATAGAACTTTTTAGGGCATTGTTCAAAGGATTTTATTTTGCTGAATGACCACGGTGCAATACTCATCAGATGTTACCTGCGGTTGCCACTATTACTACTACACCCAATGCTACTACTAACAACTCAGCGTAAGTGAAAGAGCGGGTCTGTTTCAACCATGCCATTACTTCCATCTTTGTTTCCGTAACTTCTTCAATAGCTTTATCCGCCGCTTCATTTACTTCTTTAATAGCTTCTTCAATTTTATCTTTAGACATTATTCACAGTCTCCATAAGATTTGCCAATGCCAGACTCACACGTTATAGGCATACCTTCCGCCCATGAAGGTGTCGTACTCATACACGCTTCAATGTATTGTCTAGCTTCGTCTAACTCATCATCAGGTACACAGCATACCACAGAATCATGTACCGTAAGCACAGGCTTATACTTCTTAGCTATAGCCAACATCTGTTCACCCATGATGCATCTAGCAATGGCTTGGCATACATTCTCTGTAACCTTACCACCATAGATTCTTGTGCGCCCGCGTCTTGTCTTATAACTAAACTCAACACCACGTTCGCCTTGTTCAAACTCCAAGTCATCGTAACGCATAACTAAACCACTAGGCAACTCAACACCATAACCTGTTTGTGTGCGTACACTCTTAACTATATTTTTAGCTCCGAATGACATTGGTTTGTCACGTGACATCTCTACCAACATATTCTGACAGTTACGCCAGAACTGACTGATCTTCCAGTTAGCCTCTCGGTAGATAGATATAATCCTACGCGCTTCCGCTACATCTATAGTAGTACCAAAAGACTTCAACTGCTCAGCAAATCGTACAGCACCCATGCCATACCCTGCACCAAGTATCGTACTCTTACCAACAAACCGTTGCTCCTTGGTAACGTCTTCCTCTTTGACGTTGTATATCTTAGATGCCATTTTAATATATACATCTTCGTTGTTAGCAAACGCTTCAACTAGGTCATCTTGCCCTGCTACCCACGCAAGTACACGTGCTTCAATCTGTGAGGAATCACAATCTACTAGTGTGTAACCTACTGGCGCAATGATACTGGACTTCAACTTCTTACCATTAGCACCACGACTGGGTAGGTTCTGAATGTTAATCTTGTCATCGCCACCCCACCTGCCAGTATGTGCCGCGTAATATCTCACTGGGATAGGTATTAATCCACGTTTAGCAATACCTATAAACCTCTCAGTGCGTGATTCCTCTAGCGTACTCTTAGTACCCAAACGTGCAGTAACAAGTGCTTGTACTCTAGGGTCGTCATGTTCTTGTAGTGCTTTAAACGCTTCATCATTCTTAGCGAACGCGTAGGTTTCTTTGCCTGTAGTCAGGCTTGTTTTCATAGGGGGCTCGACATTCATTGATACCAGTAACTCGGCGAACTTAGGGTTACTCATCAACTGTTCACGCGTTACTCCACTAGACTCAATCAAGTCTTCTTTGATCTTCTTGGTATTCTCTAAGTGTTGTCGGAGTAGTCCAATGTCTAGGTCTAGCATTGGTTCAGTAAACATACGCAACGTCATGTCAATGATACGCATCTCTTGCTTAGGGAATCCCTTAGCCATTTTCATAAACAACTTATAGGTTAACTCAACATCATTAACACAGTAGTCGCCATACCTACCTAACTCTTCAGGCGTAAAGTCTAACCTATGCTTGTCCTTAGCATCTAAAACTTCTGTCCCTTTAGTGCCGAGATTATACCTTTGAGTAAGTGCATGCAGAGATCCACCAACTTCGACACCATGTAATGCGCGAGCCATACAAAGAGTATCAGCAAGGACGCGAGGACGCACATCAAATATCCAAGCCAGAATAGCACCGTCAAACATAGTGTTATGGCACAGAAGCATACTGTCTGCCCAATCGAAAGTATGTAAGTAACTCTTGATCTGTTCATGTGTACCACTCGCCCATTCAGTTTGTCCATCGTTAACCTTAACACCTACACCGATCACCTCAAACTGAGGGTCACGAATGTAGGCTTCCGTTGTTACCTTACGTAGCGAGAAGTCTTTGTCGTAATACGTCTCAAAATCTACAGTAATTAAATCCATTACTCTTCTATCCTATCTATTAATAGGTCAAGATACCATTGGGCTTTCTTTAGGTCTTCAGTAGGCTTACCCTTATACTCATAACGCCACAGGTATTTCATACAGTTACCCTTGAGATAACCTAAGAACGCGTCTTCAGACATACTTGCTTCAATGCCTTCAATACATTCCACGCCACCTGTATTGTAATGATTAGGGTTGTTGACTACATCTTCTACCATGTCATCAACTTGCATATCTGGGTACTGCTCACGAAAGTCTTCCCACTTCTTAACAAGTCTAGGGTGATTCTTTCGCAACTCGTCCCAATCTTGGGGGCTTGCATCAACCATTTTCTTTCTCCTCGTCATCAGGCTCAGCTGTTGCTTGCCATAACATATTGTACCTGTCCCACATGCTTAGTGAATGCATGTGAAACTCAATGGCGTAATCCCAAGCATCTTCAATGCTCATGTACCCATGATCGTCAGGGTTTGCCTTTGATGCCACGTATAACTCCATCGCTAATTGATGTACCCTTGCCACATCGCGCTTGGTAAAAGGTTTACTCATATCATTTCTCCTCAAAAGTTTAATACAATATGTTCCACACCACGTGCCTTAGCACGGCATAGATACTCTAACCAATTAGAACATTGGTCTTCACCTGTCTCATCTTCTAACTTCCACACACGACTACGCTCTTTGCGTATCGCTACATCTATACATTCTAACTCTGCTTTTACTACAGGGTTTGATACTAACTCAGTCACTTAATAAATACTCCATACTGTGTAACGTGTTTTCATTGATTACCATAGCAATGCCACCTGCATCAGCTATTAGTTTTAATTGCATCTTCTGTAATTCAGTAGGCTTGTTCGTACCTGCCTTACATTCAATACCAAAGAACTTACCTTTATAACAACCTACTATGTCAGGCACACCACTCTTACCATATCCACCTGTAGCGGGGAAAAAGTAATACGCCCCGATCTCTTTTAAGTAGGCGACACACTTCTTCTTAACCTTACCTTCGGGGGTCATAGCCATGTTATCGCTCCTCTTCGAATATGTAATATACACTATCTGCATACTTATAGCCAACTTCTTCCACATACTCACGCTCATCTAACATACTCAACACAGATACCTTATGTTGTATATCTTCTGGTACGTTGTTACTGTACGTTGCCTTATCAGGGACACAGAAATTCTTGTCGTATGAAGTAATACCCTTACCATTGTCTTCCTGTAACGAGCCACTACCCACACGCACTCTGTGCGTCTCAACCACTTGATCGCCCACATGATTAGTACGCACCCAACACAACCTAGCATACTCGGTCTGGTCTACATGCTTATGTCTGTCTCTAGTCTTGTGGAACTCAGTTAGTAGGTCATTTACCTCATCACTCAAACGCACCAACCCCATTTCAGTCTGACGTACTATGTCATCGAGTATGGGCGGTAGCGGTTCGTTAATGTAAAACGTATTGAACCCAAGTTTACTCGTTGCTTGTTGGAACTTCAGGCGAGCCGTTTGTCGCAGATCATTTATACAATCCTTCATACTATCGACTGATACCCTAGCTACCTCAGCTAACGAGTTAGGGCGCAATGCTGTACGCGCATTCTTAATCGCTTTGTCTAGCGACTTACTCGTTCGGGTACGGAACTCCCAAGGACTATTCCAAGGACAGTACCGATTGTTAGTTATATGGTGACTAGTCACATGATAAAACCTTTCATG